CGGTAGTGGACGAACTTGGCAGACAACTGAAGTCAGCCGCTGCCAAAGGAAACCAACATAAGGCAGATGCACTAACATCCATAATGGAATGCTTTGGCCGTCAGGATGGTACGCTCCGACAACAGGGCTACGCAACCAACACAATGAAGTCAGCAGATGCTGAGAAGTTGGAGAAGGTAGTTAAACGCCCCAGCCTGACCCTAGTCGGCATGTCCACACCGTCTGAATTTATGCAGGCAATCGGTGGTGGTGACGTAGCGTCTGGTCTGCTGAACCGATTCGTTATCGTAAAATCTGAGATCGGGGTGCAGCTATCCCAGAAAAAACGCAGATCAAATATCTCAGAGCGTCTGGCAACATGGTCCAAGGATCACGCCCACGCGCAGATTGGTGATTTAGATTTGGGCAATGCACATGATATGCCGCCACACCCAATTGAGGTTCCGTTCACGTTTGAGGCTGAGACACTGCTCAGATCGTATGAGGAGCGACTGGTGGATGCCATCAGGAGAGAGACTGGCACTGGCTTGGAGGCCATGTACAATCGATCCAGAGAGATCGCCATGCGCCTGTCTTTGATCATATCCAGATCAATGGGCCAAGATGAAATCGGTCCAGACGCAATGCAGTGGAGCATCGATTATGTAGATCACTACGCCAAGCAGACCATTGAGATGTTCCGCTCGAATATGGCAGAGGGTCCATTTGATGCAGCGTGTAAGGCAGTGTTTGCCAAGATCGAAAAATCTGGTCTGGGTGGCATTACCGAAAGTCAGATCTCACGCACAGTGTCGGCATTTGCAAATATGGAACCAAGACGGCGCAAGGAAGTTTTCGCGGCGTTGCAAGAAGATCGCGGCATTGAATACCGCCAGACAAACGAGGGGCAGAGGGGCAAGCCACGCTTCGCATACTTCGCACCACCACAACATTAGGGAGATTAAAATGTCTATTAAAATACTGCAAGGAAACTGCTTGCAAACTTTATCTTCTCTGGAAGAAAAATCTGTAAACACTTGTGTGACAAGTCCACCTTACTGGGGTCTACGAGACTACGGCAATGGTGATCAACTTGGGCAAGAAAAAACGCCAGAAAAGTTTGTCGAGAACTTGGTGAATGTGTTTCGTGAAGTCAGGAGAGTTCTGCGTGATGATGGGACAGTGTGGCTGAATCTTGGTGATAGTTATGCAAGAATTGGTGGTGATAATGCAGGAAAAGGCAGACATTGGGATGGCAGAAAAAATAATCCAAATACGGGTCATAACAGATATGCAAAAAAAATAGGATTAAAACAAAAAGATTTGGTTGGCATCCCTTGGCGAGTAGCTTTCGCATTGCAATCTGATGGCTGGTATTTGCGTCAGGATATTATCTGGCACAAGCCTAATCCAATGCCAGAAAGTGTCACAGACAGATGTACCAAAGCACATGAGTATATCTTTCTACTGAGCAAGTCGCAAAAATATTATTATGACAGTGAGGCTATTAAAGAGGACGCTAAGTCTGAGCCAAAGGTTATAGATAAAATGGGAGAAGGATATCAAGCTGATTATACAAAAGGTAAAAGATTTAGTGAAGGAGAAAGAGTGTGGGGAACAGAAACAAAAAACAAACGATCTGTCTGGTCTATTCCTGTGGCATCTTATTCTGAAGCACACTTTGCCACTTACCCACCAGAGCTAATCAAGCCATGCATTCTAGCTGGATGCCCAGAGGGTGGAACAGTCCTAGACCCATTCGGAGGGTCAGGGACAACAGCACAAGTTGCCAGCAATCTTAATCGTAATGCCATTCTGTGTGAACTAAACCCAGAATATGTTGATATTGCAAAAAGTCGTTTGCATGACAGTCTGGGAATGTTTTTAGATATGACTGTAGAAATACCAAGCTGGGTGAGGGCAGGAGCCGCAGAGACATCTCTAACATCCTCAACACAACCTACCAAGGCGGATCAGATTACATCGCCAGATACAATTTAGTCGGAGAGAAAAAATGACAAAATATACAAGAGCAGAAATTTTAGATACCGCCAAAAAATATGTGACCAAGGATCGCGCAGACCAGCACGGCGATATGGAAAGTAATTTTACAATGATAGCTGATCTCTGGTCAGTCTATCTGGGTGTTGAGGTCAAGCCGCACGATGTTGGCGTCTGCATGTCTCTCCTGAAAATTGCCAGAATCAAGTCAACCCCCGAAAATGCCGATCATTGGCAGGACTCTTGTGGCTACATGGCATGTGGAGGGGAATTATCGGGATGAAGTCATCAACAATCATCGGGGGAAAGTCACCCAAAAACAGCCGCAACGCTGCTGACTTCTACGCAACCCCACCCGAATGCACCATCGCATTGCTAGAACATTTTGATTGGCTGTTTCGGGGTGGGCGTATTTGGGAGCCAGCTTGCGGCGATGGGGCGATCTCAAAAGTTCTGGAGGATCGCAACTTCAGAGTGATCTCAACGGATCTGCATGACCGGGGATATGGACATAGCAACATGAACTTCCTGACTGCTGATTGTTCCTGCGATGGTATCATCACAAATCCACCATTTAATCTAGCCGCTGAGTTCATTGAGAGATGCGCCAAAAAAGAAGTGCCGTTTGCAATGCTCACTAAGGCCACATTCTGGCACGCGAAGAAGCGGCAGAACTTATTTAATCAGACAAAGCCACTGGCTGTGATCGCCCTGACGTGGCGTCCAGCGATGTCACCAGAGCGCGGAAAGAGCGCCACAATGGATTTCATCTGGACTGTCTGGAGTAAAAAACCTTCAATCAGAACAAATTATATTTTGGCTAGTAAACCGACTTTACCACCACAATCTGTTGTGATTTAAGATCGCTGTGGGTGACACCGCTGGACATTCGTTTTCAAACGCAGCCGTGAAACCCACACGATTATTTCATATTATCATACATTAATTGTATGGCATATGCTGCCACTGGGTTCAGCGGCCTCTCTCCGCTCTCCCAGCGGCGTATGGTGCGGTCACCGTTGTCACCCATGCCCCACTCGTCAGCTAGAGCCTGCTGGCTGTATCCAAGCGCACGTCGCGCTGATTTGAATTGTTCTGATGTCATGTCGTTCTCCTTAAAGAAGTGAAGGGGCCGAAGCCCCAATGATTAGAGGTTAGATGTTTTGGCAGGAGTGATAACGCCGTGTGCCGTCATCCACACCTTGTGACCGACAAGTACGCGCTCACCATCATTTTGCTGGGTGCTGAAACCCTCGGCTTCTACAGCGTCGATCACGTCATAAATGCCGTCAAAAAATATACCCGCTTGCACTGCGTAAAATGTTGTGTGGTTTGCTGCTGCGCGGTTGATAAGTGCTGTAAGTTTTGTCATTTTGGCCTCCTAGCCGTTGTGGGCTTCATTGCCCTATACAAGTAACGTAGGACATCTGGCCCTAATGGTCAATGGCTATATGCAAATTATTTTAAATTATTTTTTTGGCGTCTTTATTTATTGCAGTATTTAGTGCTTTTTTAAATAATGGTGTATTCTCTATTTAAAACAATGGTTTAGTATTAATTGCATTTATTGCAATAATGCAGTCACCTGTAGTGCCTAATACCCCCCCCCATATGTATCAGAGAGAGGGGTAGGGTAGGTAGTATGTAGTAATGTAATAAATAATATATCTATATATATATACTATAAGAATAAGGGGTTTGGGCTGGGTGAATAAGTGCAGTCTGGGTGACTGCAATAAATAAGCAGTAAATACATTAAAAAACTTCCGGTGACTACTTGTAATCTATGACAGTCGTGTTACTTATGGTGTGTAGAGAGAGAGGGGTTTATAATGACCACAACAAACAAACATTACCTTGCTGGGTTTTACGCGGTTCACAAAGACATCCAAGGCATGGGCTTCGAAGCAGCGCGTGACAAGTTTAACATGGATAACCCACAGGGTTATGACAACAGCTTTTCATCAATGGATGCATACCAGTATGCCAAAGGCGGCATAGAAGCACTCGTAAAATCAATCCCATCAAAGGAGGAAGTGGAATGAAGGTGATCATCAGAAAAACCTATGAGGATGGTGAGGAAGTTATCGAAACTTTCCCCACATATGAATCTGCCCTCGAACGAGCATTGGAATTAAATGAACAGGAAGGCGATGAGTGTGATATCGATGTTGAGGTTACGGTATGATCAAGACATCCATTAATGAATTGTTGCGGAGCTATTCGAGGAAGCCAGACACTTTGAAGATCTGGCAGCTTTCTAAGGATGGTTTGTCAGCAAGACAAATATCTCAGCAAACAGGCTTCAAATTTAATAAAGTCAATTCAGCACTTCGCCGTGGGCGTGAGGCAAAAATTCTACCGCCCATCGTGAAGTCACAGTTATCAAAACAATTTGGTCGGCAGACATATATGCGGTTGGGATCAATCTCATCAATCTGCGCTGCCTTGAGTGAGGATCAGGTAAACTGGCTTGGCAATGAGGCGAGGCGATTGCAGTGTGAAACCGTGAGTGAATTTATTTTGGAATTGGTGCGTGATGCACACGCAAATGAGGAGTTGAATAATGGATAGGCTAAAAGAAATGCTCCGCGAGATGGAGTGTGACCTCGGAATCTGGGGAGATATATTTGGAGGGTTATGCTTAATGCTGACCCTCTATCTAATATTAATATTTTCGGTGGTGCTATGAATAGAATGGAAAATCAAATTCAAGAGTTTCTGGGTGTACTAGATTCAACTCAGACATCAATCAATCACATGTTGGTGTTCTCAATCATCTGCCAGAAGCAGCCAATCACCAGCGTAGATCTTTCCGAGAGAATAGGTATGAAAAAATCTACGCTCAATAGATTGCTGCACTCTCTCTCTAGTAATAGCAGAGGCAAGGTCAAGGCGGCAGAGCTGATCGAAATAGAAATGATGCTTGATGACAGGCGTCACCGAATCATTAGTCTCACGCCCAAGGGTGAGAGCCTGATGAAGAAAATGTTTGGAGGTAAGTGATGATCATTAAATCTTGGAAGTTCACTGGCTTCAAATCTACATTCCCAGATTGGGTTCAAGACAACACCAGCAAACGCGCTGGATCTAAGAAGCTCTGGGTTCACACACAATATGGCGAAGCGCCAGCAAGAGTTGGTGAGTGGATCTCAATCAATCTGCGAGGCCATGTCGATATTCACTCAGACAAACCAAGGGAAGGATGGCCAAAGAAAATGATGGCAGGATCAGCGTTTGCAGTCATAGTTCTTGTTTTGCTTGTTACAGCGGTTTCGCTGTGGTAAACAAAATATACTATTTTGTATTCTACCTACCAATCATCATGCCTGTGACAGATTGGTCAACTGACCCGCTTCGGCGGGTCTTTCTTTTTCTGAAATTATAAAATAAGCTCTAACTGAGAAAGGTACTCACATGGCAAAGAAAAAATCAAAGAACCCTGTCGGTAGGCCGAAGTTCGAGGTCACAGAGGAAGTTCTGGCAAACACCAGACGTTTTATGGCGCAGGGTTTGACCAAGGAGCAGTGTGCTGGCGCACTGGGGATATCACGCTCTAAATTCTTTGAAATTCAGGAACAAAATGTGGATTTCTTGGACGCAATAAAAGGTGGCGAGGCCGAGGGCGTACAGCAAGTCACCAATGCTCTCTATGAAAAGGCCACGATAGATCGTGATAACACCGCGATGATCTTCTACCTCAAGAACCGCGCAGGCTGGGTGGATAAGACCGAGACAAAGGTTCACGAAGAAAAAACAATAACATTAGATCTCACAAGGATTGGCATCAATGAACTCAGCGCAATTGAAAGAGCTTTTGAGCAATCTAACTCTGGAACAGGTCAGGGCCGAGAAGTACCGCAGATCATTGAGGGAGTTTACGAAGAACGCATGGCCGACGATTGAACCGGGCGTAGACTTCCAGAACAATTGGCATGTCGATGCAATCAGCGATCACCTTCAGGCTGTTGTCGAGGGAGACATCAAACGCCTGATCATCAACGTGCCGCCACGCCACATGAAGTCGATCAGCGTGGCCGTTGCGCTGCCAGCGTGGACGTGGACCCACCAGCCACACAAGAAGTTCCTGTATGCCTCTTACGCAAGCTCTCTGTCGATCAGAGATAGCACCAAGTGCCGCCGACTAATCGATAGCCCTTGGTATCAGTCGCACTTCGGTGACAAGTTCGCGCTGACTGGCGATCAGAACCAGAAGCAAAGGTTCGAGAACGACAGGACAGGATACCGCATAGCAACGTCTGTGGGCGGCGCTCTGACTGGCGATGGTGGTGACATCATCTGCATCGATGATCCGCACAACGTAGTGGACAGCGACAGCTCCAAGGTGCGTGAGGGCGTTCTGGAGTGGTGGGATCAGGCGATGCAGACGCGGCTCAACGATCCCCGCACTGGCGCATTCGTTATCATAATGCAGCGCGTCCATGAGCAAGATCTGACCGGGCATATCCTCTCAAATCAGCTTGGTGATGAGTGGGATCACCTATGCCTTCCTGCCCGATACGAAATTGGTCACCCAACGCCAAGCCAGTCAATGCTGGGCTTCTCAGATCCACGCACAGCCGAAGGCGAGCTGCTCTGGCCTGAACGTATCGATGACAGGACACTGTCAAACCTAGAGCGCAGCCTTGGCACTTACGCAGCGGCTGGGCAGCTCCAGCAGCGTCCATCGCCAAAGGGTGGTGGAATCTTAAAGGCGAGCTGGTGGGTTCCTTGGGAGAAAGAAGATCTTCCCGAAATCGATTACGTCTTGCAATCATACGATACCGCATTCGAAGCCAAGGAAAGCTCCAGCTTCAGCGCACGGACAACGTGGGGCGTGTTTAAACACAACGGTCACGATTGCGCCATCGTTCTTGAGTGTTGGTACGACAAAGTCAGCTATCCTGACCTCCGGCGCTTGGCTCAAGAGGCATACGATGACTGGGAGCCAGACGCAGTGCTGATTGAGAAGAAGGCGTCAGGCCAGTCTCTCCTGCAAGATTTACGCATGGCGGGCGTACCAGTTTTAGCCTACAGCCCAGACCGAGACAAGGAGGCTCGCGCCCATGCTTCGAGCGCACTTTTGGAGGATGGCAGGATTTTCTTCCCTTCCAATCGAAAGTGGGCTAAAGATTTAATTGATATATGCGCGGCGTTCCCAGCACATCCGAATGATGATGTTGTTGATACATGCACTCAGGCTTGGTTACGCTTACGCAGAGGATGGTTTGTTGGGCATAGCGAAGATCCCGATGATGACGATTTTGTAGAGACTAGAAGGATGACGATGTATGGCTGAACCAGAAAACATTATCCCATTTGCTGAAGGCGCTCCCGCCGACAATCTAATGATCGAAGAGCTTCCAGACGGCGATGTCCTGATTGGTGATCCAGAATTAGACATGATGCAGGAAGTCGAGGACGCAGAGTTTGATCAGAACCTCGCAGAGACAATGGATCAGCGCGATTTAGACAGAAAGGCGCAAGAGCTGGTTGGGTTCTTCGAGAACGACAGGCAGGCTAGATCTGAGTGGGAAGAGCGTTACAAGCAGGGATTGAAAACGCTAGATCCAGATGGCGGTCTAGATGAGGGCGAGGATGAACGAGCCACTCGCGGTCTGTCGATTGTTGTGCATCCCCTAATCGCAGAGGCAGCTACCCAGTTTAACGCCAAGGCGATAGCAGAGCTGTATCCATCAGGTGGTCCAGTCAAATCTGTCATCATTGGTGAGCCAGACGAAAAAATAGAAGAGCAAGCTCGAAGAGTTCGTGAATTTATGAATTACCAAATCACACAGGAAATGCCTGAGTATTTCCCAGATTTGGATCAGATGCTGTTTCACCTTCCCTTGATCGGTCACACGTTCAAGAAGGTCTGGTGGGACGCCAACATGGATCGTCAGTGCAGCCAGTTCGTGAAGGCCGAAGATTTTGTTGTGGCTCCAGAGAGCAAGGATCTCTACACCAGCCCACGCTACACGCACATCATTCGGATGCCAAAGAATGATTTCAACCGTTACGTTCAGAACGGTTATTATCTGCCGACTTCGTACACTGGAGACACAATTGACCCAATCGATGATGTGATTGGGGAGATCGAAGGCGTCGATGAATATGGTGATGACAGCCAAGATGATGTAATGACGCTGCTCGAAATGCATGTCTATGATCTGTTCGAGGGTATCGATGGGCAGGAAGTAGACGTTGACGAAGAGGAAAACAATTCTGTCGCAATTCCATATGTAATCACAGTTGATTACGATAATCAGCGCGTTGTCAGTGTTAGGCGCAACTGGAAGCAAGACGATGAGATGAAAAAGCGCCGTGACTGGTTTGTGAGCTACAAGTTCTTGCCCGGTCTAGGCTTCTATGGCTTTGGTCTATACCACATGATCGGCGGCTTGGGCAAAGCAGCTACTGGCTCTCTTCGCGCCCTACTCGACAGTGCCGCATTTAGCAATATGCAGGGTGGATTTAAGCTGCGTGGCCGTGTCAATGGCGGCGATATGCAGATCAGCCCCGGTGAATTTGTGGATCTCGACAGCACAGTTGATGATGTCAACAAGGCGATCATGCCGCTGCCGTTCAAGGAGCCTTCGGGTTCTCTGTTCAATTTGCTTGGCTACATGGTTGATGCTGGGCAGCGATTTGCCAGCACAGCCGATTTGAATGTCGGTGATGTGAACCCCAACGCCCCAGTTGGATCTACAGTCGCTCTGATTGAGCAGGGGTCTAAGGCATTTAGCGCAATCCACAAGCGGTTGCACTACGCGCAGGGTCAAGAGTTCAAGCTGCTGGCTGAATTGAACGCAGAGAACTTGCCTGATGAGTTCAGCTTTGCAAAGGCTGGAGCGGCAGATATTATCTATCGCACTGACTTCGATGATCGGATTGACATCATTCCTGTCAGCGATCCAAACATATTCTCGACAGCCCAGCGCATCGCGCAGGCACAGGCGGTTCTGGAAATGGCGCGATCTGCGCCACAATTCCATGATTTGTTTGCTGCCTACAAGCGGATGTATGAAGCAATCCGCATTCCAAATATTGACGAAATCTTGAAGAAGCCTGAAGAGGCGGTTCAGATGGACCCAATTGATGAAAATATGAGCGTGATGTACGGCAAGCCAATCCGCGCATTCCCAGAACAAGACCATGACGCGCACATTGCGGTTCACATGCAGTTCCTGCAAGATCCATCACTGGCAGGCAACCCCGGTGCGAAGGCAATGCAGCCTGTGTTGATCGCACACATCGCAGAGCATATCGCGCTGCTGTATCGCCAACGCATGGCAGCAAGTGTCAACATGCCAATGCCGCCACTGCCCGATTTCAAAGAAAAGATGATCAAGTTCAAGGATGTAGATCCAGAGCAAGATCGCCTGATCAGCCAACGCGCAGCGCAAGTTGTGGCTGCGTCACCTCAGATGAAGCAGATCGAAGCAATCCGAGGCATGGGTGGTCAGCAAGGGCAGCAAGGAAATCCGTTGCAATACGCACAAGAGCTGGCCAAATTGGAGACAGAAGCTCTGAAGGCGAGAACACAAGCCCAGATCGAAGCAGATCAGGCCAAGGCTCAGTCGAATATCCAGATCAAAGAGGCAGAAGCGCGTCAGGATATGGAGATCGACATGGCCAAGGCGCAAGCCGATTTGCAGGCCAAGGTCACCAAGCTAGAGGCAGAATTGCAGCTTGAGCGAGAAAAGAACGCAGCTAAAATCCAAATGGAGGCAATTAAAAACAATGTACCCCCAGTATAGACTTCCTCCAATTAATCCTGCTGCTTTTGGTGGATTGCCACCACAGCAGGGTCCACAAGGTGGTCCCCCTGTGCCTTCTCCCGCGCAGGGTGGACCACAAGGTGGCCCTCCAATGGATATGAATAAATACCTGATGAACAAGGTTGCAGAGATACGTGAGAGGATGGGCGCTGGTGATATGGGTGCATTGAGTGCAATTGCAGACGCAATGCCACAACCACAGATGAATGTGGCAGCGCAGCCCCCACAACCGCAACAGCCACAGCCACAGCCACAGCAAAGGATGGGTTGATGGACCACTGCTTACTTGGCGCTGTGATGGATTTAGTTTTGACTGATCCATACTACGCGAAGAAAAGCATTTGGAGCCAGAGAAATTCTGTGTACTATGCAATTAAGCACGATAAGTGTTTGGTTCATAGGGTGGATGGCAAAGTGGCAGGGTTTTGCGCCTATGGATTTTTCACTCAGGAAGAGATAGACAGTGACTTGTGGAATGGAGATGAGGCGTATGCGAGGGAAGACGGAGAAGTTTTTTACTTCACTAAGTTCCAGTGCAGGCTTGGTTTCCGAGAAGTTATTAAGTTTGCTAGGGATGTTCGATTGGCTGTGTCAAAGAAATATCCTAAAAAAGAAATTGGGAATGGTGTGCGTATGTATCCAAGCGGAAATACGCGATCTGGCGATTGGTATAGGAAAGTAGCATGACTAGACTTATGGAGATGATGGGCCTTGGAGTTATGCCGAGGATTGTTTTCAACGGAGATGGTGGTGGGGCCGATGGCGGTCCCGGCGATGTGGTGGGCATGGATAAGGCAGATGAAGATCTGGGTATAACAAGCTACAGCGCAGAAAAAGGCGAGATCGGTGGGGTTGTAGGTGCAGATAAAACGGTAGCCACAGGCGATCAACTTACAGCCAATGTTGCTAGGGCAAAGGCGAGAAGTGCCTTATCTACAGCAGAAAAAGCAGCCAAAGGCTCTAAGGCGGGATCTGCTGCCCAAAATGCTGTTGTAGAAGCAGCTATCGCATATGACCAAGCCGTTCAAACCGCTAAGACCGCTTCACCTACAGCAGCATCAAATCCAAATCCTGAATTAGCAGCATTCAGACCAATGGCGAGGCCAAAATCAGTTGAGGCCAAAGCAAAAGCAGCGGCAGAAGCAAAAGCAGCAGCAGCTAGAGAAGAAACAATAAAAGCCACAATGGCGGCAACAGACTTAACAAAAGAAGCTGTTGAAGCTAATATAGATCACCCAATGAACACAGACGGTAAATGGGGTCGTATGACTCCAGACGGCAAAGTGGTATCTGCCTTTGATGACAAAAGGGATGGCGGTGGAATAAATTCTGCTGGTGCTGGCTTTGCTAGAAGTGGTGGCCGTGCGGCTGATACAAATGCTGACGGCTTCGTCACAGCGGAAGAGGCAGAGGCTGCTGGCGGTCTGCAAGGAAACTTCTTCTCTGGTATATCTAATTCAATAGGTGCTACGCCATACGGATCTGGCATAGCTCCGACTGGTCTTGCTGCTATCGCTAGCATGACTCCCGGCGGGATGCTTTTTGGGGCATTAAGGGATATTGGGCGAGGCGGTATGAGAGAAGATAAAGGCTACACTAGAGCGGGACCGGGGTACACAGTTCAAGGACAGTCTGANGGTGNATCTGGCTCCAATGATTCGGGTCTTGTTGATGAGGGTATGCCGTCTGATCAATTTAGGCGTGAGAACACATATAGTACACGCCCTACATCTGAGACATATACCCGAAGATACAAGGGTGGTGGTCTAGGTGCATATTCCCCAAGCTACTTGCGCCAATACGCGAGCGGCCAGAAAATCAATGAGTTGGTTCGTGAAGTCACACTTGCGGATGGATCTAAGGCATACCTAACCCCTGATGGTAAATATCTAGAGATGGATCAGTTTGCCAACACCGCCACAGGTAGTGATGTGGTAATGGATACTGGGGAAGAAAGATATGTCTCAGGATATAATCTGACAGACGCTATGGGTAATGTAACAGAATATGATGCAGCGGGTAATCCTGTCCTTAATTATGATCCAGATCAACTTGTTCCGTTGCCAAACCCATATCCTGAACTTTTTGACCCCGATTATGTTCGCAACCCACCAAGAGCAGGATTTGACCCGTACAACCCCTTTGGGGCAGGAATATAGAAAAGGATTAAAACTATGGATGAAGAAATGCAGATGAACCCAGACTTTCAACTGGTGATGAAGTTTCTCCAAAACATTCGCCCCGGTGATATGGATGAAGAATCATCTCAGCAGTTGATGGCGATTGGTCAACGCATTCAAAACGGCGGCGCTCTATCAGATAAAGAGCGTGAGATGTTTGAGAGTGTTGTGGGCGCGATGCCAATGGAAGGTGAAAATCAAGTGAATTTCGGAGCCATGACAGAAGCAGAAAGGGTATTGGCTCAAGATCAAGGAAGTTTCGGAGGCATGACAGAAGCAGAGCGTCAAATAGCCGAAGAAGCTGAATACTTCAAGCGTCTGCGTGAACAGCAAGAGCAAATGTATAATATGAACCAGATGCCGCAAGAGGGTTTCCTAGTTAGCCCAGATGAAGGTGGCACACCAGCCGCCCAAATGCCAAATGTAACAATGCCAAATCTTTCTGATGCAGAAAAGATGCGTATAAGAATGATGAGAGAGAGTGTAGGAGGTTAAAATGGCTCAAATAAATGTAGAAAATATGGAAGAAAACGCAGATCTGTTCTTTGCAAAAATGGGTTTTCCGCATGACGCTGACGGTCTGAACATGACTGAAGAGCAGCTCGTAAACTTTGTATTGCTCTGCCAGCAAGAGTACATGCTTGGCGATGAATACGATGAAGAGTATGAGCATGATTGTGACTGTGAAGGTGAAGACGATTGCGACTGCCATCACGACAAAATGATGATGCCTGAAGAGGGTGACGTTAAGGTAAAGGTCATGCGGCTTGGCGGCGGCAACGTCCATGAATTAATGAACGAAATCTTGGGCGGCTAATATGCCTGTTCGCAAGGTCAAGGGCGGCTACCGATGGGGCAGCAAGGGCAAGGTCTATAAGACTAAGGCCCAAGCGGAGAAGCAGGGCCGTGCGATTAGGGCATCCGGATATAAGGGCAAGAAGTAAATGGGAAATCCAATAAAGGGTTTATTCTCTACTATAGGTCAAGGCGTTATTGATCTTGGAGAAGGTGTTTACAAGGCTGTAGAGGATGTAATCAAACAAACGAATGGTAATGTAATTCAGCAAGGTTTGCGTTATTCTGATGACGATTCAACAAATGCAATTATCAAAAACTATCTTCAGAACCAAAATCGTGGCAGCGGTTTAACAAAAGGAAGTGCATATGTAGAAGAGAACACTCCTCTTGGTAAAATGAAAGTTACAAGGGGTTCGGTTCCACTGCAAGAAATGGGCGCAGAGATCGACTTTACGACTAGGGTTCAAACTCAACCAGAGCCATTTGACTGGCAAAAAGCTATCGATGAGGGCGCTCAATTTATGTCCATCAAGGGAGATCGGGCAAGCGGAACTGGTTCTATTTTATCTGTGAACGACATTCCTTTGGTTAATTCAGTTGCCAGAGAAGGTGGCTATCAGTATGCGACAGAAGGTCAAAACGTATTGGATAGTAGGTTTTGGGGTAGCGATCCTAGAATATTAGAAAAACAAAGAAAAAAAGCAGAAGTATTGTCTGGTCAAGTAAAAGACCCAAAGACAGGTGAAATTTTAGAAGAAGGTGTTCCAGTATATGGTGTTTTCTTTAATGCAAAAGGAGACAACGTAAACTTTTCTACGATGGTAGCAGATACCACTTTAAACATGATCCCAAACATGAAGATTACAAAAAAAGCTGCGAAGCAATTTGATGAAAAGTTAAGAGAAAGAATACCCGACTGGCCCGGTTTGGGGAGAATGGAAGCATCTGACTTGGATAAAGCTAAAGAATATTTGTTTGCACCAAATCGTGGCGGAGCGAGAAAAGCATTTTCTGAGGAGATGGCAAAGCCAAGAAGCATGAAGCTAGGTTTCCCTGATCAAGCGTCAGTCAGAGCTGCTATTTCAGTACCAGATATGCTTGGTATGGGGTCTGGAGATGCGGCTGGTCGAATGATTTCTCAGATCGATTACAACGCACCTATAGATCCGATATCAAACCATACAACATACCCAGCAGGATTAAAACGTGTTAAGGGTACGCCTGTCTATAGAATGGCAGATGAAAGCGGAAAATTCAGAGATGTTCCTACAAATTTATCATTCCGTGATTTTTACAACGACAGAATAATAGATGGCGTTGTTCCTCCAGAGGCAACCACAATTAGGTCAATGGAACTGCGTCAGGCAACTCAACCAGTGACAAGAGAACTGAATGACATCATTCAAGAGTATTTATACCAAACCGACAATACAAGACGAGGATATCCACACAACAGATAGGTTTAGTAATCTGGGCTTGGAAACTCTTTGATGTCGATACGCAAGTTTGCACATAAATTACGATCAATATCGTATAGTTTTTTTTCTTGCTCTGGTGTTAAACCCTCTTCTTCAGGGGTTAGCTTTATTTGCTCTACCAGCTCCCAAATTGAGGAGTGAATACTTTGTCGAAAAATATGCGGCTCAAAGTCACCTTCATCAAGGTCATTTTTAAGCTGTTGGACAGGATCATCCATAATTTTATTCCTTTCTCCCAAAAAGACATTATAATACGAAAAAACTTCTTCCACAAGTGGAGCAGATAATGCCAGCGAAAAAGCCAAAACGCGATGCATGTTATAGAAAAGTAAAGGCGCGGTATACGCGCAATGGTGGGACGTGGCCGTCAGCTTATGGGTCAGGAGCTTTGGTAAAGTGCCGAAAAGTAGGCGCAAAGAACTGGGGTAAGAAAAGTGCCAAAAAAAAGTAGCAGCAGCGATAGCTTACGCAAGTGGTTTGGCCGCAATAAGGGCAAGGGCTGGGTTAATTGCAAAACAGGCGGTCCATGTGGTAGGTCTGATCGTACTAAGGGTGGCTACCCTGCGTGTCGGCCAACAATGGCGCAATGCAAAAGTAAATCGGCTAAGTCAGCGGCTAAACGCAAGACATCAGCCAAGCGCGTAAACTGGAAAGGCAAAAAATAATGGGTATTTCAAAAAAAATTCAGCTTGAAGAGATCAGTGACAATTCTTTTATAAGGGAACGCGCTGACCGTCTTCGCAATGAGTACGCACGGAAATTGCAAGAGTGTGTAGAAGATGCTGCGATTGAGGCAGACATAGAGCGTCAAATGGAGCATCGTAATGGCTAAAGGTGTAAAGCATTACTTCAAGAACGGCAAAGAACACAAAGGCGCTACCCACAAGGACGCCAAGGGTCGTGTCATGTCTGGCAAGACACACACTGCCTCTAGCAAATATCTTGTTCACATGAAAGATCTGTCAGCTTCTGCCAAGAAGAAAGCTAGGAAACCAGCATGAAAAAATTAAGCCCAGCGCAAAAAAAGATCGCATCTAAAGCCAAGCCCAAAAACAAGATTACTGGTGCTGACTTCAAAAAAATGAAGAAAAAGAAGAAGAAAAAGTAATGGCTGGTCTTGGTGCATTAGGCAGATTAACAAAATCTCTGGGACGTGAGCTGGTTGGCTTCCAAGTTCGTTCAAACCCAAAGATTGCAAGACTTGCCAAGAACTCTGACGTTGACCCTGAGAAGCTGGAAGACGCCTCTCCAGAGGCTCTAGCAGAGTTTCTGGATAGAGCTGCGCGTCAGAGGCTAATAGACCCTAGAAGGGCTAATAGCATAAAGATACAAATCATTAAGGATGAGCAGGAGGTTGTCCCAGAAATGGAATACCCAATAGCTCCAATAGATGAATGGTATGGTGAGGCAAACTATAAACAAACAGGCGGCGAAATGAAAACCATGTCACCTGATGAATTTTTATCTTCTGTAAGGCCATTAAATATTGATGAAGGATCTAGAGACAATATTGATGATTTAAAAAATCACATGATGTCAGGAAGGACGCTTGACCCATTAAATATTTACGCGAGCGGCAAAGAAGATGGCAGACATCGTGCAGTCGCAGCAAAAGAATTGGGAATACAAAAAGTTCCAGTAATTATTTTTGGAGATCCTGAATAATGGCAACGTACAAAGGCAAAAAAGTATCGCTGAATAAACCGCGCCGTATCTCTAAGGGTGAGACATCTTACGGCAAGAAAAAGTCTGTGGTCTTTGTAAAAGACGGTGACAAAGTAAAGCGCGTGACCTTTGGCGATCCGAATATGAAGATTAAAAAAACTCAGAAGGGCCGCAGATCTAACTTTAGGGCGCGTCATAACTGTGATAACCCCGGCCCCAAAACTAAGGCCAGATACTGGTCATGTAAGGCGTGGTGATATGGCAGATAAAAGATTCCCCGAAGGTGCATTTCGTCCAGATGGACAGCCCAATATTCCATCACAGGCGTATGTTGATTACTTAAAAGAAATCAATCCAATGATGGTTCCAGTCGCAGATCCAGAAGGATATGTTGCGCCACCGCGAGATACCAGTGAAAAACCCTTTAGTAATTACGCTTTTAATAGAGCGTTTGACACAGTAACTGGGGCTGGCAGAAGTTTTAAAAATGCATTCACAGGCCAAGGTGTGGCTCAGTTAATGCCAAAAATGCAGTTTTACCCCGGCGGTCCAACTGGAGCCGAAAAAATCTATGGTGGCGCAGCAGATGTAGGCTTGGGTGTACTCTCAACCGCCCTTGCTGGGCTAGAAGCTGGAGCTGGGTTTATAGCCGAGAGAGTTCCATTCCAGAACGAAAACCAAGAAGATAGGCTCTCTAGAGATCTTTTGGGTGGTATAGAGTTCTTAGAGCAATATACCGCGCCATATCTTGGATTGTTTAGTAAAATAGGAAGAGCGTCTAAAGCTGCTACAACAGCCAACAGAGCAGCCAACAGAGCGCCTGAACCACCAGTGGCGGTTGCGCCTGAACCAGAAATTACAATAGCGCCTACCCTTTCAGGTGGGACATCACTCACAGACGCTATAACAGCAGCACAGGCGGCTGAACGTGCAAATCGGCTACCAGATGAACTTACAGACGCAGAAATGGATGCCGCTTTTGATGATATAATTCAAGAGGAAACAGATCCAGAAGTTCTAATAAACAACGCCCTACTGGAGCGAGAAGCGACAGGCGCAACATTTACTCCCGAAGATGATCAGCTCTTAAATGATTTGGCTCCAGATGATGTTGTGCAGCCAATAAACACTGATTGGTTTAACGGCGGGATGGAAGAGTTAGTGGCTCGAAACCGTGCAGCGGCCTTTACGCGAGAAGATGACCAACTCTTAAATGATTTGGAACTTACAGATGCTGACTTCAGCGAGATAGATGAAGCCAACACTGCTTATGATCGCGTGTTAAATGAGCGCATTGATGTAGCACTCGACAGTAGCCCAGAGTATCAAGATCCATCTGTTCGATTGGACGTGCAAAATCTTAGAGAATCAGGTCAGCCCCCAAGAGTGATTGAAGAGTATTTAGCTGGCATAAAAAAAGATCAAGAACCAGTATACCAAATTTCAGATGCTCGATATGCTGACCAATTGCGTGATCTGTACGAAAGAAATAATCTACCGATACCCAAGAATAACGCAGAAGAACGCGCAGCGGATCTTATAATTCAAGTCGCTGCTGGCGAAGATGTGAGCGCGTCTTTGCGCCGTGATGTCGATCTTGATTATCTTAAAGCCAATGCCCCAGAAGAAGTCTTCAACCAAGCAAAGCCCACAATTCAAGAAACGCTTGAGACTGAGAGGCAGTACGGTGTCCTTAATGATGTGAGCGTGGGCCAAGAGACAGACATGGGTGCGCTGACAGGCGCTTTTGGTTATCCCCCTACTTTTAGCCCATCTATGGAAGCAGCAGAACGCCTTCCCCAAGAAAGGGGCGCATATAACGATTTAAAGAAATGGATGCTAAAGAATGGAGCTAAAGCTAAAGAACTAGAATGGTCTGGAGCAGATGAGGCTTTTGAAGGTCGAACAGACGTTACTAAAAATGAATTAATCCAATACCTTAATGAGAATAAAGACTTAGTGGAAGCAGAAAGAAAAGTTGCATATGGTATTTTGAGGGAAGAAGGTGGAGACACCAGAATGGCCGAAGAAGATTACATAAACAGCGCTCTTGATTCTGAAATCGAAGAACATCGAAATATGTTTTTAGAAAATTGGCAATATAATAATAATATGGAGAGCATAGACGATTATGTCGCTTCAGAAAATATGGATGTCTTAAATAGATTAATAAATCAAATTGATGGCATTGATACCGTAGAAGAATTAATCGAAAGGTTTCCAGAAGGATATATTGACGATAGAGACCCCTTGACTGGCTTTCGTCGGGTCTTTGAAGATGCAGATGAAGCATCTGAATTTGACTTAGATAATAACGCTCTTTTTATCGAAGAAAACGCACGTCAATCATTACGAGACTATATAGATGAGATGGAGGCATATGATCCAGAGCAATATGGTAGAATGATTTTCGGTGACGATGCAGCGCCTGCTGATACAAGCGAACTAGAATACACAAAATATTTTCCATCAGGCGGCACTGATACAGCGGAAACCACATATCAATTCAGAGATCCGACAGGCAAACTGCCTGACGATTATTTTAGTGAAGATCACTTTGGTGAAAGTGGAAGAGACACAAACTTAGTTGCTCACGCCAGAACAGCAAAATTCCCTGTTAAGAGTGGCGGTACAGCATTCCATGTTGGAGAAATACAATCTGATGCCGCTCAATCTCTCAGAGAGAAAAACAAACGAACAGGCGAAGTTAAAAAATATTCTCCAAGAACTCGTGATGAAGAAATTCAACTTCAGGAATATGATTATTTATCTCGCAAACTTCACGATGAGGTAAGACAATCTGAAAATGATCTAAATAAGATTATTTTTGCTGATAATGTTAGTATGGCTGCGACAGCCCGAAGGAGGGAACATCCAGAAAAACTTGAAACTTATAGAACAATTATTGCTGATTTTAAGAACTACAACGAAGCCACTAATTCATATGGTGACAAATGGAAGCCCGATCACACGTTCTTTAATGAGGCTAACGGCAATATTGATGATATGAGTTCAGACTTACAATCGTTTGCTCAGTATATTAAAGGTAGGCAAGGATCTATACCAGAGGAATACACCGCGTGGGCTGATTCCTATATTCAAAATACTACTCCCAAAATAGATGCCTTGTCTTCAGGTTTAAAAAGATTTGACAATCAAGATTTTTCAAGAAAAAAGACTGGCGCACCATTCATTGAAAACACAGATTCATGGGTCAATATGGTATTAAAGCGTCAGTTGATGGACGCGATTGAATCTGGGGTTGATTATATCACCTTGCCAAACCCAGATATGGTAAAACAATATACCTTTGGAGATCTTGAGGGTCATCGGGCTTTCTATGGTGAAATTGCTCCAAGCAACCTACTTGATATAGCTAAATCGTATGATCCAGATGCACAGCTAGTGGGTAAACTGATAGAAACATCAGAAGCAGTTCAACCTGTTACGGCGCTGCCTTTAACTAGACGGCTTGTCGAGTCTATAATGGAAAAAGGCATCCCCACATATGCCGTCCCAATGGCAGTTGGTATGGGTTATGGTGCGCTAGATGAACTAGGAGAGAAATAATGGCAAGAGCGGCAGTAAAAAAGGTAGCACAGGCAGAGATTAGAGCGGCTAAGAGCTTCTTAGAGCGCCGTGGGCTAAAGTCTGATGAGATATCCCCCAGAAAGTTTGCTATGGCAGCTAAAGAGCTGGATAAGGGGTTCTCAGAGACACTTAAAGTATTGGCGCGTGAATTATCTGGGGGCAATGTCTGATGGCTGGTTTTTTCGAAGAATATGCAAAGTATTCTACGCCACCTATGTACGATCTTAGTGAAATGACTCCAGAGGAAGGCAAAGGCATGATGCGTACCATGCTAGATAGTGCAACTATTGTGGGTTTAGGTGGTGAGATTGAAGCTGGTATAAGAGCGCCATTTAGCGATAAGAATTTTCAAGAAATTGACAGCGAAATCAATCAAGAGCAAGCTGCGTACAAAGAAAACTATCCAGCAGAATACACAGCATTTAGTGGTTTGGGTATGCTACCAACAATTGCAGTTGGCGCTCCAGCGGCTGTAACCAGAATAGTCGGCGGCAAGGTTTTGCCAAATGTTGCGTTTGGAACTGGGATTGGTGGCTTGAGTGGATTTGTGGGCGGCACTGGAGAAGGCGAGAGCGCAGATCAGAGGCTACAGACAGGCAAAGAAGAGATTGCACCAATGGCGGTTGGCACAGGCGTTATAACAGCGGCTATGATGGGCGCAATGAAGGCAGCGCCCCCTGT